CCAGTAGTAACTTTTATATTATTACTTTTATTGTATGCTGTTCTACTCCAATCACCTTTCATAGAGTTATACAAATCATTATTTTTTAATAATTTATCTGCTATTCCATTATGATTAGTTACCATTCCACCGTGATCTTGTCTCCAATAATCATGGTTCTTTTCTGGGTCTGTATTATCTAAGTATTCTGGGTTATTTAAATCGTTCATATATGTATTTAGTATTTTTAAATTATCGTTAGTAACAACAAAAAAGCCCCATTGCTGGGGCTTTTTATATTATAACAACTTAATATTAAGGTGTTACGTCGCCTGGTCCGAAGTTTACACGACTTACCAATTCTGCTGGACGTGCGCTTGGCAAACTAGATTGAGCAGTTGTACCTGCTTCAATGTTGTTCAACATACCGATACCAGCTGGGTTACGTACAATCAATGTACCTTCCATGATGAACTGATCCAAACTTGCGTCTGCGTTTGAGAACACTTCATTGTTAGGTCCTAGATCACGTAATGAACCCCATTGTACAACATCTTCATTCAAGAAGTAAATGCTGTTACTTACACCTGATTGGTCCATGATCCAAGAATCATAAACTTCATAAGTGTAGTTGAAGTCACCTTCGTAAGTACTGATTGTGTCACCACGCTCTGAATTTACACGATTGATACCACGACTTTGTGTGATATTATCGGAAATACTAGTACGTAGACTTGTAGGTGCTACGATAGTACGAATTTTAGCGTTGTAACGTTGTTCAGCAGTTGTTACCAATTGCTTGTACAATGCAGGACTGAAGTACTGATTAGTAAAGGTACCAGTAATGAAACTAGAACCATTAGCATAAATGCGTAATGCATTTGTAGCTTGAACTACAGCATCAGTATCTTCATTGTTGATGTTGGTATCTAAACCAGTTACGCTACCTGAAGTAGTGTTAAAAGATTGAGTACCAGCAAAACTTGCCAATGAACCCATACGACGGCCTGTTTGACCAGCAGGTAATCCACTTGCTGTACCACTTTGACCAGCATACTTGGTACCAATTTGGTCAGCACGAACTAGTTGTTGCTCAACGTCAAACATCAATTCAATCAATTGCTTGACTTCTTGATATGCTTGAGGATCGCCACCAGACTGCATAACAGCACGTGCAGTTCCAGATGCCGCAATAACGGTACTGAAAATCTGAGTGTAGTTACCTAAGTTGTAACGACTGTTACTTTCTGCTTGACTGGTATTAACAGTCGCGCCTTCAACTTGTGCTTGTACTGCGGGCGCACGATAGATATCGTCTGTCCATAGGGGCAATGTTGAATTGACTTTACGCTTTTTTGACATCGCCATGTTCAATACAGGGGTGTCATCTTTAACACGGTTAGACACATCTAGGTCTAGGTCTTTGACAACGATATCAGATCCATAAGCTGTTGTACCGTTACCAATTTGACTGGTTGTAATTTCTGCCATAATAATCTCCTTAAAATGTAATTAGGCTATTTTATCTACCACCTCTAGCACCACGTATTTGTTGTAATCGTTGTACTAGTAGGTTGTCTCCGGCTTTTTTATCGCCGCTCTTGGCTTGTTCACGAAGTTTGTTCATGTCATCACTAGCGCCTCGTGGAGTAGTTGAACTACTGCGTCTTTGCGTTAATGCTGCCATTGACGATCCAGCTGATTTAGTAGTTGGTTTATCTCTATAGCGTAGTCCGTCTCGTACCAGTGAAAGCAATTGCTCATCACTTGAGATTAGGTCTAAGTTTGGAACTCCAGGTATAATTTCTTCATTAGCTTGAGACCAATGCTTTGACAATTTCTCTCTAACTTCTTTGTAGACATATTCATTTTTCAATTCCTTGTCTTGGAAGTTTTTGCGAGATTGTTCAAGTCTTTGATTTACTTGCTGTGAACGAATTTGCCTGAACTCATCAACTGCTGGCTTTAGTTGCCCAATAGCTTGCTGTTGTTGACGAATATACTGTTCATTCTGTGCCATGCTTGCATGAATTCTTGCAATTACTGCAGGATCTCTTGTTTGCTGTAACTGTTGCTGAAACGTAGTTTGATAATTTTGTGTTTTAACAATTTCATCATACGCTTGTTGCAACTTAGGCTGAACTGTAAATTCCATTGCTAGAGTCAAACCTTCTTGTCTTGCCTGAGTTTCTTTGAGATATTCATCAAAGTCTGCTCGTTCAATTTTCAGTTGGCGTGCTTCTTCATGTATTGCTGATCCTTGACCTAATATCGCGGCTGCTTTCTTAGCATCAATAACTACTTCTTTACCATTCTTCATAAACTTGAACTTAGCGTTCGGGTTAGTTTCTGCGAATTCAATAAAATCAATTAGTTCGTCTGATGTAGAATTTGTACTGTCAGTGCTTACCTCTTCAGGGGCAGTTGCTTCCAAATTGCTTTCGCCAATATCACTATCTAAAGTATCAACAACTTCTGGCTCAATGTCTCCATTGTCTGGTGCCACAGGGCTTGAAGTTTCTGCCGATTCTTCTTGACCTGTTGCAGTCTGTTCAGTAGGTCTAATCTGGTTACGCAATGTTTCATTTCGCATCGCGGTCATTTTAGCTGCTATTGAGTCTAAACTAGGGACTGCACTTTGTTCAGTGACCGCAGCTGGTGTGCTGTTAGGGCTGATTTCGTTTGTCATTAAATTTTCTTTCTATAAAATTACTCGGGTACTTCTGTATTACCAAGTTTATTTTTCAAGTAAACAGCCCTTTTAAGGCTGTTTATGAAACTGTCCATGCCAGCGAGTTCATTGCTATGTGCTATTCGCTGTGCATTATCATCTGTTGTATGCCCTCTAATACTAGAGAGTATATCGGTCAATTCAAATTTCCAATGATGAACAAACATCGCTAAATCTTTGTTCTTCAATAATGTTTCTGCTTGACTCCCATAACTTCTGATTCTGTCTTTCTGTTGTGGGGTCAAGTCTTTTATTTTTGTATAATCTATTACTAATCTATTGTTGTAAAACTCAACTGAGTTTTGATCTATCATTTCTTTTCCTTATTGTGTTATTTATACATTTATTTTACGAATAAACTTTAGGCTGTCCTTGCGCTAATGCCATGTAATCTAACTGTGTTTCAGCATCCTGACCTGAGAATTCTCCCAAAATCTGTTGTGCTTTAACATCGTTCAATTGTGCTTGACTTAGATCCTTCTTCTCACTTGGAGTAGGTTCTTTCTGAGACATTGCTTGTTTGCCCTGTTCAATCATTTGTGCAACTTCTTCATCACTAGGTAGATAGCTATTGCAATCTTTTACACCAAGTACATATAATGTATCAGCAAATGGCTTTTTAATTTTCTGATATATTTCTTTAGTTAATGTACCTTGTGATACCATACCTTGTGTAGTTTGATATAACTCACTTTGGCACTTCTGAATAATCTGTAAACGACCTAATGCGTTTTCTTCACTCATCATACCAATACTTAATTCTAAGTGAATTTGCTTTCTATCACAGAAGTTCATATCGTCCCATGCCATGTAATCTAAGAACTCTGGCTTTTTATCTGGGTGATAGTTTTGTGCCAATTTCTTAACTCCATAATCATCACCATATTGAATCAATGTACGCCATACTAACCATAATGCTTCTTTCAAGCCTTCGGCTGAATTGCGTACAGTGTTATCTTGTATGATTTGATTTGGAGTTAATGCAAGTTGTAATTTAATACCTGAATTACCTGGTGACATGATTTCTGGATTGAATACATCTGATGGAGTAGTCATCCCAACCATAGCCATAGTATCTTGTTGTATGCGATTCATAGCAACTTCCAAGAATTGTAAGTTTCCGCTTGGAGGAGGTAATTGATATATGTCTTTTGCCGGATCAAATTTGCTGTCTAATATAAAGATAGCTGCTTCGCCATCTTGTAACATCTCAAAGTCTAGTCTATCTGGTTTAACACCAATACGAGGTGTAGCAGTTAATAGACCTAATTGAATTTCTGCACGGGCAGCACTTGTGTTATACTCTTGCATTGGGATAACACTTTCAGCAATACTCATGCCATAGAAGTTTCCAGGTAGTGGCTTCGGACACATGTTTGCGACCGGAATGAACTCTACTTCTCTTGCTGAAATGATATATGAACCTGAATAAATTAATTCTATAAGTTCTAGTTCGCCATCACCATCTATGTCATATTTGTTCCATACTGTTACGACAGACACTTGACGACTATCTGGATCAGCACTTGCTGCCGAACTAACAGGTATACCCATGACAGGCACAGAGTCTCTTGCGTGAATTGCTAAGTTGTTTAATACTGAACCTGCTTGATAAGCACCATTCATATTATACTCAGCATGTTCTCTGAAATCTTCTAAATGTATTCCAGGATATAATTCTAACGCTTCCTGAATCGTCATTGGATCATAGTAACCACAGAATGGCTGATCTTTCATTTCAGGTACAGTTGGATCACATATCCAATAGTGTTGTGCAATTGGATGAAACTTAATATTAATACTATAGCGCATGTAATTGGTCACTTGTACCTTGTGTTTCTACATAACGAGTGATTTGCTCACGTACTGGTTTGATCATCATCATACCATTTTTGTGCATACAAGCATCCATGATCCAACGCTCTAAAATAAAGTGTGGGTCATTCATTTGATTGACAACTTTACTAACCATATCGTTGGCTTGTCTAGCTGCTACTTCATCATCTTGACCATCAGCTACAAATTCAAAATTGATCTCGCCATTTGGCATCAAGCCTTTAGCAATAACAGCAGTAGCATAATCTACTACAGGTTTAACTGATGGGTGAATGTAATCAATGCCATTTACAGGAGCAGTACTGTCAGTGACAGCAAGGCAAAGATAATGATAATCACTGGCTCTATTAACAGCATTTTTAGTTCCTAAATAGCGCAAATAAGACGCCATTTTAACGTCCATTTGATTTTTCATGCGTACAAATCTAGAATTAATATTTCTATTTTGATTTATATCTTGTACTGGAATGTTTTTAATATCCAACATATTGGGAATTCCTTTTTATATACTATTTAGTCTTTTTAATTTGATGCGTTATAGGTCGTTTTCCAAGCAGGCTTATTGCTGTCATCTTTACGTACATACCTATCTCGTTGCGCCATCATTCGTTGTTGAGGAGTTCTATTGTCCCATGGCTCGCAAATGCCCTGCAAACACGCCAATAATCCATATCTACAGCTATCAATACAATCATCTGGGTCTGAAAATCTACCCTTTTCATCTACATAATAGTTTTGTGCTTCACTTAGAAAATGTGTGCAGTTTTCGTTTACCATTAAACTACCAACTTCAAGCATTTGACGCATTTGGTTGATACCATATGCTTTGTGATTTGTTACACGACCTTCGCTGTCAGGTGGATTCATTATAGCTTTCTCATATACATTTAATTCATATTGTTCAAATAGTTCTCTAATACTACTTGCACTCATAGTATATCTACCACTTGTGTTTGCATCAGCTGGTAATACGATTGGAGTACCAAATACTTCTGGTCTCAATAAATGATTAATGTACTGAGTTGGTACAGCTTCTTCCATTCCCTGCACTACAATTTGTTTGTGCAAGTATGCTGTTCTTTCATATGGTTCCCAATACATTAAACTAATAACTGTTTTATCATTTACTAAACCCAAATCAAGTGAAATTACACGTTGTATGTTTGGCATACGTTGAAAGTCAATCTCGCCTGTTTTGTATGTAGGCCAGTTATTTAATTGGAACACTGCTCCTTTACCCATTACAGGTTTACCAGCAATACGTGCTTCACGTTCATGTGGTAAGTAATCTCGTTCTAGTTGTCTGCGAGTTGACATTAACAAGAATGGTTGTCCCCATGGATCATACTCAGGTACATCATCCCAACTTACACGAATAAACTCATAGCCTTCTTCTCTATTCCAGAACTTACTAACTAATCCATTAAGACCTTTTAATGGTGTAAACGAACACAACACTTTACCCTGTGTTGTTGCAGTTCTAGTAACTATTTCACTAAAGAAATCATCTGGTGGTTGTTCGTCAAACACAGCAAGATTTAACTTGAAACCCTGCAATTGACGAACTTCTTGTGTGTAGTTAGCAAATAACAAATAACTATTAGAACCTGATTTATGGCGAATCTCTACACCAATGCAGTTTGCTCCATCATTACGCATTGTATTAACAACAATACATTCACGAGGAATAGCGCCTGTACCAAGATTGTCAGTAATCTTAACATCTTGTGTTCCCAATAATTCATTTTGCAATACTAACGCTACCTGACTCCAGCCCTCACCTGCTACCATACAAGTAATACTTTTGTCAAAACGATAGCCTTCCCACCAATCAGGATATTGCCCTGTTAAATGCATTGCTGTTTCAAAACATGTTGAAACTGTTTTACCAATACGATTAGCTGCAAGTATGCCTCTGCGTTCATGCTTACCAGTTAAGAAAAAACTCTTTTGATGTTCAAATGGTCTAAAGTATTTCAGTTGATGATACTTCATATCATCTGCAATAGTTATACTCAAATCCATTAAACTATTCTTTAATGGGCCTGGTATAGTTTTTAAGCTGTCAATAGTTAGATTGTTTTCGTCAACAACATAGCGCAAGGCTCTGGCCATCAAAGTTTCTGAACCAATCATTATTCAGTCTCTATGGGATAATGCTGATTTATAATACTTAAATAATACAATCCATGACTTAAATCATGTATGTCTTGCGCTGTACTTTGCCATGTTGATGTGTCTGCCATGTCACTAGGCTTTCTAGTTAATATGGCTTGTAGTCGTTCTGCGGTTAATCGCATACAATGTTCTACTTGTCCAGGGAAGCGTTCTTTAAATGCTTCCCTATGTACTTTATTGACTTTTTGTAAAATCAAAGTGTCACGAACTAAATTTTCTTCTTTAGTTTTCTGTGCAATATGTATTTCATTATCTCTAGGAGATAATGGAACATTCATAGTTGAACCATCAGTTCGTTTTATCATTTACTTAAATCCCAAGGATTGTGTGCTACTGAATCATTCAATGAAACGAATTCTCTATCAATCCATACTTCCCATTGATTGGTATTGTTAACTCTAAAAGTTTGCATCATAGCACGTAGGCGTTTACCTTGTGGAGTTAATGTTCCATCTTCACGCATAATAACTTGTTCACCTGTTCTAGGATCAACCCACTTAATAACTTCTGGTCTAGTGCGACCATACTTATCAATCTTTTCACCATGTGGTTGTTGTGATAGTGGACCTAATATTTCATAGCTAATCATTCCGTTTTTATATTTACGGAACATCATATGAACCTTTTTATCTTGCGCTCGTTGATTTGGATCTGGATGAGGAATAATAGGACTATAAAATACGTTTTGAGTTTCACTACGAGCAGGTAAACTACCGTCACGTGCTGGTGGTTCTTTAATTGGATCAACTGGTACTAATTCAGTACGGTCAATATATGGATTTTCTGTGCCCTTAAAACTTTCAGCAATATCAACACCATTAAGTGTATCCATTGCAACTTGATACTTTAGTTTGTTTGCACGACCTTTTAAGTTTAATACGATTCCAGTTTCATCGTATACAAAACGTTCTAACTCTTTTGCAGTTGGAAAGTCAGTCATTAGTCCTTCTAAGTCATATTCTGAACTATTAAGACTAACTGGGGGAGTTGGCTTTTTAATTTTTGATGAGTCTGCGATATCAGTTGAAGCTACTTGCTTTTTAATTTCATCTTTAACTTCAGTTTCCCAGATATCAGTTGATGTAGGTGTTTTCTTGTTCATTTCTTTTCCTTTTTACTATGCTATAGACAGGGTAACCCCATGTCACCCTGTCTTTATACTTACAAATATATTTATTTTTTATATTTGCCAGGCAATTTACTTCCATTGCTTGTTGGATTAACTTTAGGACCTGTGCGCTCATGTAATCCCTCTAGTGCTGGATTAGTATAGCCTGCTTGACCACGACCGCGCATTTCTAATGCACTTGTGACCATGTTAGCTAACACAGATTTTTCACTGCTTGACGTTGATTTGTCAGCCATGAATTGTGAACGCTTTGATGGTGTACCTGCGTTACCAGTTGTAGGTCCGCGTTTTTGATTGATTGCTTTACTTTGTGGATTAGACATTTTGTTTTCCTTTTATCCTATAACTGTAACTGGCGAAATATATACGTTGCCATCACCACAGTTACTTGTAAAATATACACCAGTTGGTGTACTGTTTGTTACTTGAATGAAACTTTCACTATTTGGTAATAGAA